GGCTTCGACGAATTTCTGACCGGGGGCAAGGTGCAGAATCAATTCTCCCGCGGCGGCTACAGCGGGGGGCTGTCGGGCCTGGTGTGTCTCGAGTACGCGGTCAATCACGGCGCACGGCGGGTGCACCTGGTGGGGATGGGCGGCTACGCGGGACAGGACGAAGGCGATCACTTCAGCGACTACGCGACGCCCGGGGGCGACCCGGAGCGGAGGCTGCGGCACACCCGCGAGATCATCGGGCCGTTCACGCAGGCGGTGGTCGATGCGTGCCAGGATGTGGAGTTCATTTTTTACGGCCGGCTGAACTACCGGGTGACCGGCCGGAACGTTGAGCGAATCGCTCAGGAGGTCGCGACGTGCGAGTGAGGATTCTCAGGGACCTGCGGACGCGGGCCGGTCGGACGTTCCGCGAGGGCGCCGAGCACGATCTGGCAGGCGGTGACGCCCGGGTGCTGATCCGCCGCGGCGTGGCCGTCGCCATCCGCGAGCCGAGAAAACAGAGACGGAGAGCGACCAGTGAAGCTGGTGATGCAGACACCGCCGAGTGACCGGCCAATCACCGTGGAGGAGGCGGCCGCGCACCTCCGCGAGTTCGACCAGCACTACTACGGCACGATCAGCCGGATGATCGATGCCGCGGTCGAGTCGCTCCAGAACCAATATTGGACGCAGTTCTGCGAGGCGACGTTTGACGAGCATTTCGACGGCTGGCCGGCTGGTGTGTTCCGACTGGCGAGGAATCCGCTCGGAACCGTCTCCAGCATCAAGTACACCGACGCGGCCGGGGCCGAGCAGACCGTGGCCGCCACCGCCTGGGAGCAGGGCCTCGACAACGGCCGCGGCATTGTGCGATTGAAATACGACCAGGCATGGCCGAGCGACTGCCGGGGGCACGCCGACGACGTCGTGGTGCGGTACACGGCAGGCTACGGCGCGCCGACCGCTGTGCCTGCGCCGATCAAGCAGGCGCTGCTGCTGGCCGTGGCGGACCTGTACGTCTTCCGCGAGACGCAAGTGCCGATGCGGTGGATGTCGCAGATTCCGTATTCCATCGAGCGATTGATGGCGGGTTACACCTACAAGACGGTTTGACAATGCTGTTTGCGAGTGACTTGACAAGCCGGATCGACATCCAGGCGCCCGTGCTGGCAAACACCGACGGCGAGGCGACGGAGGCGTGGCAGACGATCGCTAGGCACGTGCCGGCTTACATCGTGCCGCGCGAGTCGATGACCACCAGGCAGGCGGCTGGCGTCAAGCCGCTGACGACGCATCTCGTGCGGATGCGGTACCGCGAGGACTTGACGAGCCGCTGCAGACTGGCGCGCGGCGGCCGATACCTGAACATTCTCGGGCCGCCGCGGCGGGTTCCGGAATCGCGGCCGGATGAGTTGGTCATGGAATGCACGGAGGTAGAGTGATGCATTTGCAGTTATCCGGAGACATCACGCTCCTTGCGCGATTTCATGAACTGCCGCCGAAGATGCAGAAGAAATACGGCCGCCGCGGTGTGGCCAAGGCGGCTCGGCTGATGGTCAAGTCGGCCAAGGCGAAATGCCCGGTGCGGACCGGGCAACTCAAGAAATCGCTCGGCTTCCGGCCGCGGACGTACAAGACCGGGGTGTTTGCGGTGATCGGTCCGCGTGGCGGCTTTCAGACCGTGGGCGGGGACGGCAGGAAGCACGACCCGAAGAAAATCGCCCACCTGGTCGAGATGGGTCACGGCGGACCGCACGCCGCGGAAGCCAAGCCGTTCCTGCGGCCGGCGATGTACGAGACGGCGCCGCAGTGCGCAAGCAAGATCGCCGCCGAGCTTGCCGCCGGACTCCGGGCGGAGGTGAAGCAGTGAGCCTCAAGACCGCGCTCCATCAATACCTTGCGTCCAAGGCGAGCATCACGGCGCTTGTTCCTGCGTCGCGGATCGTCCGTGGCAAGCGGCCGGTCGGCGCGGCGCTGCCGTCGATCGCGTATTTCCGCGTGACTGGCGCGAGCGAGCAGCACCAAGCATCGGCCGGCGACTTCGCCACGGACCTCGTGCAGCTCGACATCTGGGCGATTACAGACACGTCGGCGGATGCGATCCGCGACGCGATCCGTAATGTGCTCGACGGAATGAATAACACGAAGATCGGCAGCGGCGCGAACGCGACCGCGATCCTCAGTTGCGAGATCGTCAACAATACCGACGTGATTGAATTTCCCGACGATGGAAGCGACGCGCACCGGTTTTGCGCGTCGATGGACTGCGAGATCAAGTATCGAGTAAGTGTTCCCAACTTCACATAGGAGGCTCTCATGGGATCGTATGTTTCCAAGGGTATTTCGGTCGCCTTCACCGGCGACGCATCCGGCACGCTGACAGCCGAGTTGTTGGACATCAACCTGGACGCGCAGAAGACCGACCAGGTTGATGTAACACACCAGGGCACGACGGACGGCTTCCGGAATTTTCTGTCTGGCTTGATCGATGGGCAGTCGATCACGCTGGCACTGAATTTCGATTCGGACAACGTGCGGCCGGCGGCTGGAGAGAGCGGCTCCCTGGTGGTTACGCTGCCGTTCACAGCCGCGACACTGAAGACGCTGACGATTCCCTGCAACGTCGAGGAGGTCGGCAACATAGACGCGGCGCTGGGAGAGAAAATGGGCGAGTCGATCAAGTTCAAGATCACCGGCAAGCCGACCTGGTCGTAAGCGATTCAAATCACGCAACGCGAGGAGGATTGTTGAAAGATGAGTGGATGCGTACAGAGCGAAAACCCTGAAGATACGTACAAGGCGCGCGAGGAAGGCTTGACCGCCGAGGACTTCGCGGACGAGGACGCGGCGCAGGACGCGCCGGCTCGGCGATGCCTCTCGGCCGATGAGATTCTCGACGCCGAAGACCGCGGCTATCTCGGCAACTGGGTGGCGACGCCCGAGTGGGGCGGTCCGGGTGCTGGGGTGTATGTCCTCACCCCGAGCGGCGAGGACCGCAACCGCTACGAGCAGATGCAGAAGTCGCGCAAGGTCCGCCGCGGCAATCGCGTCGTGGAAGAGCGATCGATGAATCTCGACGCGCTTCACGAGCGGCTGATGGTGGATTTCGCCTGCGACGAGAAAGGAGAACGGCTGTTCAATCGCGACCATCTCGTCAAGCTCCGCAAGAAGGCGGCGGCGCCGGTGGCCCGGATCGGTAGCGAGTGCTGCCGGCTGATGGGCTGGACCGAGCAGGACGTGCAGGACCTGGTGGGAAACTCCGAGACCGGCCAGAGTTGAGGATGTATGCCCGGCTCGCGCTGGCGTGCGGCGAGCCGAGCATACGGAGACTGCTCCGGTCGGTCGATGCCAGGGAGCTTGCGTTTTGGGATGCCTATGAGCAGGTCGAGGGGCCGATCGGCGTCGGGCCATTGGTCCGCCTTGCCGCCTGGCTGGGGTGGACGCAGTACGACGCCAAGAAGGTGCCGGGGCCTGAGCACCTGCTGGAATGGTTGCAGGCGTTCACGGTCAGGCCGCCGGAGGTCGAGGAGGAAGAAGACGAGGCGCTGACCGAAGAGGAGGCGGAGTTGCGGCGCGTCGAGCTACTGGGGCGAAAACTGATGGCGATGTTTGGGTCACCGGATTTGCGGAAGGCGGACGATGGTCATCGGGAAACTGAATGTGCTGCTGGGGCTGAATAGCGCCCAATTCCAGACCGGAATGCAGCGTGCCGGGAACGGCGTTCGCTCGTTCCGCCAGCAGGTGACTGCGTCGACCTCGATCGTGGCGACATTCACGAGCGTCGTTGCCCGGGCAACCGCGGCCGTGGGAGTACTCTACACCGCGATGAAGGCCGCCAGGCCGGCGCTCGCGTTCGAGGAGGCGATGGCCAACTCGACGGCGATCATGGGGAACCTCTCGCAGCAGATGCGGCTCGGCATGGAGCGGACGGCCAAGGATGTGGCGATGGCCACGAAATTCTCCGCGTCGGAGGCTGCCGAGGCGTATTACTTCCTGGCCTCCGCCGGGTTCGACGCACAGCAGTCGATGGCCGCGCTGCCGCAGGTGGCCAAGTTCGCGCAGGCTGGCATGTTCGATTTGTCGCTGGCCACGGACCTGGCGACCGACGCACAGTCGGCGTTGGGGTTGACGACCAAGGACGCGCAGCAGAACCTCGACAACCTGACGCGCGTGACCGACGTGCTCGTGAAAGCGAACACCCTGGCCAATGCGAGCGTGCAGCAGTTCAGCGAAGCCTTGACGAACAAGGCCGGTGCGGCGATGCGCGCAGTCGGGATGGATATGGAGGAGGGCGTGGCCGTGCTGGCCGCGTTCGCCGACCAGGGGATCAAGTCGGCGGAGGCGGGGACGCAGTTCGCGATCGTCCTGCGGGACCTCCAGACCAAGGCGCTCGAGAACGCGGCGGCGTTCGCGGCCAACGGCGTGGCCGTGTTTGATTCCGCCGGCGAGCTGCGCAACATGGCCGACATCGTCAGCGACCTGGAGACGCGATTGTCCGGCATGTCTGACGCGGCCAAGAAGGCGACGTTGATGGACTTGGGGTTTTCGGACAAGTCTATTTCCGCACTCCAGGCGCTGCTCGGCACGAGCGACAAGATCCGCCAGTACGAGGAGGAGCTGCGGAAGGCCGGGGGAACGACGAAGGAGGTTGCGGATAAGCAACTGCCAACGTTTACGCGCGGCTGGAAGGAACTGAAGACCGTCTTCGAGCGGCTATCGGTTGTGATGATTACACCCCTGCTGGAGGCGCTCGGAGTGGTGCTCGGCTGGGTGGCCAAGGGGTTGAGTGTCGTCGTCACCTGGCTGGAGGTGCTCCGCGAGCAGTCGATGGCGCTGGGCGAGGCGCTCGGCGACCGGATACGCGGATTGCTGGGCATGACG